CAGCCGACGTGTATGTGTCTGACTTCGGTACGGTCAACATCGTTCCTAACCGCTTCCAGCGTGACCGTGACGCGTTCGTAGTCGATCCCGATTACGCATCGTTGGCGGTTCTGCGTCCAATCCAGAAGATGGACCTCGCCAAGACGGGCGACGCCGAGAAGGCTCTGCTCCTTGTTGAGTATGGCTTGAAGGTGAACAACCAAGCTGCGCATGGTATCGTAGCTGACTTGACCACCTCGTAAGATTTGGTCTAACTGGGTGAGGGGGCGCTATGCCCCCTCATCTAACTATTGAGGGTTTTATGAATAAACGCCTTATCAACGACGATGCTTTCACAGGCGTCAAAACTTTCTATGATTACGACGCCCAGACGGACGAAGCGATTATCTCGAAAGAGCAAGACGTTTCCGCAATCATCGAGAGTAACAAGCAAGAATTCAATAGCGCGCCGGAACGCTGGGGTGAGTGGACAAAGGTTGGCAGCATACCGATTTCAGTGTATTACGAACTGGAGCGCCAAGGTATTACGCAAGACCAAGAGCGCATGAAGAAGTGGTTGAACGATCCGGACAACCGTTACTTCCGTACTAGGCCGGGGACTGTTTAATGGCGATTACGACGTATTCAGAGTTGAAGACCGCAGTCGCCGATTGGCTCAATCGGTCTGATCTGGCATCTGCTATCCCGAACTTTATCTCGCTTGCAGAAGCGCAGATGACCCGTCAAATCCGTCACCGCAAGATGGTGACGCGTGCGACCGCAACTATGGATACGCCGTACTTTGCTGTTCCTGCTGACTGGAAAGAAACAATCCGGTTCCAGTTGAACACAAACCCTATCACGCCGCTGCTCTACGTCACGCCAGAACAGCTTCTCGAAGACAGCATGTCCTACAGTTCCGCAGGCCAGCCGATGTTCTTCACAACCGTCGGCCAGCAGTTTGAAGTTCTACCGCAACCCGATGGGTCTTACGACGCGGAACTTCTTTACTACTCCAAGCTGACGCCATTGTCTGACGCAGCGCCGACTAACTGGCTGCTGACCGAAAGCCCGGACATCTACCTGTATGGCACGCTGGCTCAGTCCGCGCCATACTTGAAGGAAGATGAACGCACCGCCATCTGGACTTCTCTGTATGAGAAGCTGGTAGAGGATATGCGCATCGCCGACGAGCGCGCTCGTATCGGTTCGTCTAAACTTAAACCCCGCATAAGGACATTCGGATGAGTTTTTCTAATTATCTTGAGAACAAGGTTCTCCTTCACGTTTTCGGCGCAACGGCTTACACCGCGCCTGCGACTTTGTACGTCGGCCTGTACACGTCTGATCCCGGCGAAGGTAACACAGGGACGGAAGTCTCTGGCGGTTCTTACGCTCGGCAGACGATTGCGTTTACAGTCACGGCCAACCAAGCGTCCAATACGGCGGCTGTTGAGTTCCCAACTGCAAGTGCATCGTGGGGCACAGTGACGTATGCTGCAATCTTTGACGCATCCACGAGCGGCAATATGCTTGCCTATGGTGCGTTGACCACGAGCAAGACGATTGCGAGCGGTGACGTTCTCCGTATTCCCGCGGGCGACTTCGACATCAATCTGGACTAAGTAGATGGCTGGCTACGGCAGCGGTCTATACGGACGCGGTAATTATGGAATAGACCCTAAAGAGGCGTCTATCACCGTAACAGCCGCGTCTAGTGCTGTCGTAACCGCCAACCGCGTTCAAAGTATTTCCGCCGCGTCTAGCGCGGTATCGCCCACAACTGTTGTGGCCAATCGTGTTCAGAGCGTATCTGCGACATCCACAGCCACATCGACCACCACTGTCACCGCCAACCGGGTTGCGGTTGCGGCGGTAACGACGACGGCTACATCTAGCGTCTCAGTAGCCGCTCAGCGTATTGCTGTGGCAGCGGCTACCGTTAACGCGCAGTCATCCACATCCGTCACCGCTAACCGCGTCCAGAGCGTTTCCGCGACCGTTAACGCAACATCGTCGGTCAGCGTCTCGGCTATTCGTTACGCCGACATCGTGGTGTCGTTGACCGCTACATCATCTACGTCTGTTGCAGCGCAGAGAGTTGCTCTTGCAAGCGTAACGGACACCGCGACATCAAGCGTATCGGTAAACGTCAATCGTGTATTCGATGCGTCTATTGCATCAACCGCCACATCGTCGGTAAGCGTATCGCTTCAAGGTGTGTTCCTCGTACTCGTCACATCGAATGCGACATCATCCACAAGCGTTACTGTAAACCGCCGAATGACGGTCGCTGCTAACTGTAACGCACAGTCTAGCGTTACGATTAACGGCACAAAGAAGTGGGAGCCGGAGCCGATCACGCCAGAAACGTGGACTGCTGCGACTGATACATCTGAGACTTGGACACCCGTCGAAGCGATTGCAGAAACTTGGACACCGCAATCAATAACAAACGAGACATGGACGCCAATTTCTGTTACAGAAGAAATATGGCAGCAAGCTGCGTGAGGACTTAAATGGCTGATACAACCACAACAAACCTTGGATTGACTAAACCTGAAGTTGGCGCATCCGCCGATACTTGGGGGACAAAAATCAATACCGATCTCGATCAGGTCGATGCGCTTTTTGCTGCGGCCGGTACAGGAACATCTGTCGGCTTAAACGTCGGTGCGGGCAAAACGCTAGCCATCGCAGGCAACGTCTCCGCCAATGGCGCAACGCTTAGCCCTACGGAACTTAGCTATCTCGATGGCGTGACATCCGCCATCCAGACGCAGCTTAACGCCAAAGAGCCGACGATCACTACGCTGCCTGTTACCAAGGGCGGCACAGGAACTAACACCGCATTCACCGCTGGCTCGGTTGTCTTTGCCGGTGCGTCTGGCGTGTACTCGCAGGACAATGCTAGCTTTTTTTGGGATAATACTAACGACCGTCTGGGGATCGGCACGACTTCGCCAAGTGCAACGCTAGATGTTAACGGCAATATGGTATTGCCAAACAGCGGTATTATTAACTTTAAGGACGCTGGTGGAGTAAACCGCAACGTACTCCAGTTCATTAGCGGTGAAGTTCGCCTCGGTGGCGCTGGCGCTGGGTTAAGCACACAAACTTTTTATACATCCGCCGCAGAACGGATGCGCATCGACAGCAGCGGCAACGTCGGGATTGGTACGAGTTCGCCAGTGGCACCATTACAGGTAGCCTCAAGTAATACTAATTCATATGGGGCATTTGTTGCATCTGCAATCGGCGTAACAAGGGTTGGAAATGGTGCAAGAGGGGCGTTAGTAGATTTTGGCGTTGGTAGCGGCCTGTTTAGTAATTGGTACTACAACAGTTCATTGGATAAGGCTGCGGCTACTGGTTATTCGCCACGTATTGATTTGCGGGTATCAGACGGTAGTATACGTTTTGTAGGTTCTACATCAGTTGCAGCGGACGCAACTATTGCGTGGTCTGAACGTATGCGTATCGACGCCAGCGGCCTTGTCGGGATTGGGACGAGTTCGCCAGCGGCAAGGCTGGATGTGCAAGTAACCGGTGGGCGTTTTCAAGTTCTGTCCGCTGTTTCGACCACAGGCATACGGTTGCTACCAGTTAATGCGGCTAATAGCGCAACCGTCCCAATAGAGATATCGGGAACTGACATTAGGTTCACCAACCCACTCAACTCTGTTGTCGGCATCTTTGACGCCAGCGGCAACCTTGGGATTGGCACGAGTTCGCCTACAGAAAAGCTGGTTCTAAACAGCGCGGGAAGCGTTCAGGTCGCCACGAAGTACATCAACGGGAATACGACTGGTGTCACTGTTGGTGCGGGGTCTGACGGTTCTGCGTTTGTTTACCAAGCAGCAGCACTGCCGTTTATCGTTTACACTAACGGCACAGAACGCGCCCGCGTTGACAGCAGCGGTAACTTTATGGTGGGGACGACGAGTGCTGGCGCATTTGTTGCAGGGAATGGTTTTTGGGTTGGTTCCGGTGGTCTATATTCTGGAAATAGGCACGTTGCTGGAACCGCTTCTGGTGCAGTATTCCAATACTTCACCTACGACACCTCAGTCATCGGCACTATTAGCCAGAACGGCACAACTGGTGTCCTCTACAACACTTCATCCGACTACCGCCTTAAGGATATCGACGGGCCTATCGCCAATAGCGGTGCCTACATCGATGCGCTGAAGCCAGTGCAGGGTAGCTGGAAGGCGGATGGCAGCCGTTTCATTGGTCTGCTTGCGCATGAGGCTCAAGAGGTTTCCGAAACGCCAATCGCCACTGGCGAAAAGGACGGAGAAGAAATGCAGGCTATGGATTACTCTGCACCTGAACTCATTGCTAACCTCATTGCAGAACTCCAGTCCGTAAGAGCGCGACTGGCACAACTAGAAGGAAACTAAGACATGGCAATCACAAACACTTGGGCCGTCGTGCAGATGGACGCATACCCAGAGTATGAAGGCGAACCAGATGTAGTCTTCACAGTACACTGGACCCTTAATGGTACCGACGGCACATACATCGGCAGCGTATACGGCTCGGTCGGCGTCAACCTCGACGAAGGTGCGACGTTCACACCCTACGCCTCGCTGACAGAAGCACAGGTAATCGGTTGGGTTAAAGATGCACTTGGCGAAGAGCAAGTTGCAGCGTATGAAGCCAACGTGGCCGAGCAGATCGCCAACCAGATCAATCCACCCGTCGTAAGCCCTGCGCTTCCTTGGGGCGCATAATGGAAATCGAACTTAAACTGACCGTCGATGAGATCAACGCCGTCCTTCAGACGTTGGGCAACCTGCCCACGTCGTCGGGCGCGTTTCCTCTTCTCATGAAGATCAAAGAACAGGCGGAGGGCCAACTTCCGCAAGAACAGACTGTAGAATAGGTCTTAGTCGATGGACATGAACTTCGGGTTTGATACGCTTCTAACTTTAATTGCTGGCGTCTTTGGCCTTATTGGCGTGTGGACGCAGTTGAGCAATCGCCTCGCCATTCTTGAAACGAAACTGGATTACGGCGAAGAAAAGTTCAATGCCATCGACAAGAAGTTTGATGAGGTCATGATGCACCTCCGCCGGATTGAAGACAAGTTGGATCATAAGGCAGATCGGTAGTGAAGTGGTTTCTACTACCCCTCGCGGCCTTGGCCCTCATGGGCTGCGAAGATCGCTACCGCTATGATTGCCAAGACCCGGAGAACTGGCAGGAGGAAATCTGCAAGAAGCCCAAGTGCATTGCTATGGGCTATTGCACAGAGTGGTTAATTGATACGGGTGAAGAGAGTGTCGAAGAAGGTTAAATACTGGTCGCCAGAGGAACTGCTGCGGTTCATCGTCGGCGTCGTTCTGTCGTTCACGCTGATGTTCATCGTGGCGACAGTGCTGTATTCGCTGATATTTGTATCGCAGCCGATGGAGGGTCAGTCCCCCAACGACGCGGAGTTTTTTAAGCTGATCAACCCGATAGCGACGTTTATCGTAGGTGCATTGGCAGGGCTTATGGCGGGGCAGGGCAGCGGCTCGATCAAGCCCAAGAAGCCAGATGAAGGAGAATGTGATGAACTTCCTCAATAGTTTTGAAAGCAAGCATGACGGCGTGAACGACACCGTTGAGTTTGTTATCCGCGTGGCCATCGTCACGCTGTCGGCGGTTATCCTTGTTGTCGTGCTGACACTGGCCGTCGGTCTGTTTGTGCCCAACGACGTTGTTGATAGCACGGCCATCCTTGAGATGATTAACCCTGCGTTCCAGACAATCATCGGTGCGTTTGTCGGTCTGCTGGGCGGTCTGAGCCTCAACGCCAATGCGCGTGACAAAGAGCCGGAAGCGCCTGCACCTGAGCCAGAAGCCGCGCCGGAACCAGAAGCAACCAAGCCATACAGCGATCCAAACGGCACCGTCTTTATTGACGAGCCTGAAGAAGACGACGATGATGACGATATGGCCCCTTGGGAAAAGTACCGCAACGACCTACGCTACGACGCCAACGGCGACGGCGTGGTTGACGCAGACGACTTCCCTGATTGGCGGAGGGCCGGGCAATGAGCCTAGTTAATCTTCAACAAAAGATCGGAGTAACAGCAGATGGCGCATTCGGTCCGGGTACTTTTAAGAAAGCTGCGGCTTTTTATAAACTATCACCTAATCGTGCTGCACATTTCTTCGCTCAAACTGCGCATGAAAGCGGCGGCTTCAAAGCGTTCTCGGAGAATTTAAACTATGGCGCAAAAGGACTTCGCAGCATTTTTAGGAAGTATTTCCCTACTGATGCAATGGCTAAAGCGTATGAACGCCAGCCAAAAAAGATTGCTAATCGGGTATATGCAAATCGCATGGGCAACGGTGATGAAGCGTCTGGGGATGGCTGGAAGTACCGTGGACGTGGCGCTCTCCAACTTACTGGCAAAGCAAATTACCAAGCTTTCGCAGACTACATCGGACGACCCGAAGTTGTAAACGACCCTGACCTTGTGGCAGGTGAACTCTGCTTCGAGAGCGCCTTGTGGTTCTTCGACCGCAATAAGCTGTGGTCCATCTGCGACCAAGGCATCAACGACACAGCCATTCTTGCCCTGACAAAGCGGATCAATGGTGGAACGCACGGCCTCGATGACCGTAAACTGAAGACCAAGAAGTACGCAAAATGGCTTTAATCCCTAAGCCAATTTTGCTGTATGCCCTAGGGGGCGCACTTATTATTGGTGCGGCTTCTGGGTATAAAGTCCGAGATTGGCAGTGTGATGCCGCATACGCAAAGGCGCTGGAAAAGGCGCAAAAGCAACGCCAACAAATGCAAGGAAAGATAGATGAGGTTTCTACGCTTTACCAAGCCGAACGAGATAAAGCCGATGTCGTGGTCGCCGGAGAGCGAGAGACGATCCGCGAGATATACAAGACTTTGCCTGCTGTCTCTGCTGACTGCGCTCCTGATCCTCGCATTGTCGGGCTGCTCGAAGGCGGTATCAATCGCGCCAATGCCGCAGCCGCCAGCGAACCTAGCAAGTAATTGTCCGCCTCTCCCAAATCCTCCTTCCGTTCTGACCGATCCTGAGCGCGCTATATGGGAAGTAGATATAATAGCTAAATATGGTGATTGCGCGTTGCGTCACCGCCGAACAATAGAAGCGTGGGAAGAGGCTGTAAAAATCCCAAATAAGTGATATAAGAACTTTAGTCTTTACGCACAGGTAATTAAATGGCGCTTATTCCTATCAGTATCCCGCCGGGTGTCTACCGCAACGGAACCGAACTTGACAGTTCCGGCCGGTGGTATGACGTGAACCTTGTGCGCTGGGTCGAGGGGATGATGCGTCCCGTCGGCGGGTGGCAGGCACGAACCTCCACCGCTCTTACTGGCAAAGCCCGTGGCATGATCGCTTGGCGGTCTAACAACAGCACGCGCTATATCAGCGTCGGCACGCATTCCAAACTCTACGCCATCACACAGTCCAGCGTTATCGTGGACATCACGCCGACTGGGTTCACACCCGGCAACGCCAACGCATCTGTCGGCGGTGGCTACGGCGTCGGCCTCTACAGCGCAGGCTACTACGGCACGCCGCGTCCCGACGTTGGCGTTGTAACGCCAGCCACGACATGGACGCTCGACACATGGGGCGAGTATCTTGTCGGCTGTTCAAACTTTGACGGCAAGATTTACGAGTGGCAGTTAGACACAACAACGCCGACAAAGGCCGCTGTCGTAACGAACGCGCCGACATCTAATACAGGGGTGCTTGTCACGAACGAACGCTCGATGTTTGCGCTCGGTGCGTCTGGCAATCCGCGCAAGATTGCATGGTCTGATCTTGAAGACAACACGGTCTGGACGCCTGCATCGACGAACCTTGCTGGTAGCCTAGAGTTACAAACAGGTGGCAAAATTATCACAGCCAAGAAGGTTCGTGGCCAAGTTCTGGTTCTCACGGACATCGACGCGCATATCGTCTCCTACGTCGGTCAGCCATTTGTATATACCTCTGAGTTTGCGGGCCGTGCTTGCGGTCTTGCGGGGCCGAACGCTATTGCTGTTCAGGATAACTTCGCGG